ATGTTAAAAGTGTAGGCAAGACTACGGGCAACGGCCCAACAGCAAAGTCTGGAGAAGCTAGTATGTTCCAAACATATCATAGTCACTTAGATACACTGTTTAGCACTAAAGATTCTGCAACTCTGTGGAATGTCTATATTGAAGGATGGTTTAAAAAAGTTTGTTCCGTTAAGAATTATTATCTTCTTGCAATAGTAAAAGACAAACAATATAACTGTAGTATCTGCGGATTTAAACGTGTTGGAGATATTCCTCCATATGACGTTGCATACGGAACATTTTTAACAGAAACGGGTAAAGAAAGTACAGGGTCGTGGACTATAAAACAGCTTGCAGATCCAACATTACTGCATACTACAGTACTTAAAGGAAAAAAACGTTTGGAAATGCGTTTACGTCCTATCATGCATGATGCACAATATTCGTTGCCAATTTATAAATTCCAAGGAGAGTAATATGACCACTGCTAAAGATTTAACTGATCATTTGATTCATCGCGCTAGAAATTTAAAAGAGTTTGTTGTTGAGCGTGAATGGGAAAGCATACCGGCCGGTGTGGTTCGATTTAACATACAGCACACACAAGGACACTTTGCTAGAATTTTTGTACCTGCTCTTACGCAAACAGAAGCAGAATCTATGGTAGACGGATGGTTTGAGGAGGAAGCATAATGGAACCGCGGCACTTGTACACATTTAAATGGACACAACCGTACTCAACGTACCAGCAACGTCCATACTTGCGTAGTCAACACGAAGCATATGAACAACTGGTTGAACGCATGTTAGAAGATGGTGATTTTAAAGAAGCAAAATTAGCAATAGAAAAGGTTATGAAGTTATGAACTGGTTTAAACGAATGGTAGTCAAGTGGGTCAAAGAAGATTGGAACAATACTAGAGTAGAGGTCGAACAAGACTGCTATCCTAGTACCAAGTTAGGCCGTGGCAACTCTATCAGTACGATCAGTGGTCGTGCCAGTATTGACAGCGATCCTACACTTCAATTCAAAATTTATAATGCTGTTGGCGGCAAGATCGTGGAATTCCATCGCTACGATCCAAAGTCTGATAGAACTGATCGTCAAATTTATATCATTGGAAGAGATGAAGACTTTGGCGAAAAGATTGCAAAAATTTCAACACTAGAGGTTCTACGATGAACGTACAAATACCAGCAGAAGGCATTATGAAAACAGGTGATTGGGGCGACTCGAAAGTCTATCGTGTTGCTTGTAATTGTGGAGACGACAGTCACAGTCACAATGTTTGGATAGAAGTAGATGCTTGCGACATCATGGTAACTGTATATACTACTAGTCACACAAACTTTTGGTCAAAAACACGTTGGTATCACGTTTGGACATTGTTGACCAAAGGCTATATTGATACCGAATCTAACATGTATTTAAACAAACAACAAGCACTCAATTACGCTGAAACTTTAAAAAGCGCAATCGAAGATCTCAATTCTTTTCGTATTGCTAGACAAAACAAAGAAGAACGTGCTAAAGTAACAAAACAAGCAGAACAAGGTGATTGTGAATGAGTAAAATTAAAATAGCGGAACTGTTTTACAGTATCCAAGGAGAAGGACGCTACATGGGTGTCCCGTCTGTGTTTCTACGCACATTTGGTTGTAACTTTAAATGCGCTGGCTTTGGCATGCCACGCGGCAAACTAAGCCGAGAAGTAGAAGACATTGCAGAAGTTGTACACATGTTCAATGACTACAAGGAATTGCCTCTTGTCAGCACAGGCTGTGACAGCTATGCCAGCTGGGATCCACGCTTTAAGAATCTCAGCCCCATGCTTACAAGCGAAGCAATCGCTGATCGCATTATGGAAATTCTTCCGCAGGATCATTGGAAAGACGAACATTTGGTGATTACAGGCGGTGAACCGTTGTTGGGTTGGCAACGTGCGTATCCAGACTTGATTAACAACACCAAGATGCGTGACTTAAAAGAGATTACTTTTGAAACAAATGGTACTCAGAAACTTACACCAGAATTTAAAGAATATTTGAGAAAATGGAACAGTGTAGTAGGTAGAGAACTTACATTTAGTGTAAGTGCCAAACTTCCATGTAGTGGCGAAATATGGGAAGAAGCCATCCTTCCAGAAGTGGTCTGTGAATATGAAGAAGTTGGCACTGCATATTTGAAATTTGTAATTGCTACAGAACAGGACTTTGCTGATGCTGAATGTGCTATTGCGGCCTATCGTTCTGCAGGATTCAAAGGACATGTATACTTAATGCCAGTGGGCGGTGTTGAAAGTGTATATGCAATGAATAATAAGAATGTGGCATTACTGGCAATGAAAAATGGATTGCGTTACAGTGACCGTTTGCAAGTGCCACTATTTAAAAATGAGTGGGGAACTTAATGAAAAAATTTATTCAAAATATTTTTGGCATTACAAAATTAATTGAACAAAAAGACCTAGCATTAGCCGAAGCAGTTAAAGCTAAGGAAGCAGAAGAACATGCTAAAATGTCTCCAAAAGAACGTGCTACCAAAAGAAAAGAACCTTGGGTAGCTGTATTAGAAACTCATGTTAATAAAGATAATCCAGCAAATGGATTTTTTGAGCTTGACTGGAATGAGTTCTTTGTATTACAACTGAGACAAGCAGGTTACGGTTATGAAGGCGACACAGATGAATATGTCGTTGATCTTTGGTTCAAAACACTAGCACGTAATATGCTCAGCGACGAAGGTTTAGATTTAAATCGTAGTCAAGGATTTATTAATGTTCAAAAATTGGACGCAAACAGATCAGAGATCGGATGAACTACGATGTAATTGAATTTTTTGGTCTTCTTGAAAACGGTCAGGGCGACCTTTCTCCTTTTGAATTAGATCCATTAATTCAAAGGCCCGTTAGTGCCTTGACATTTTTGAGCAATCAATCCAAGTTGGATTCATTTAATTGTCCAGCAGTAGTGGATTATTTGAAAAATGTATATTATATACCTAGTCCGTTAGCTTTTTCAATCCAACGATTTCCAGACGGTAAGTTTAGCATAATCAACACTGCAAATGGGCAAGATCTCAGAGCATTTTTACAAGTAGGATTGCCAGAACGTGCATTATTATTTGGCAGTCCAATGTTTACTATTTTATTGCAATATGTGTTTATCAATGATGGCAATAATGTAACTATGGAAGTTATCGATCCTCCATTGTTTCATAATGGCTTGACTAATATCACAGGAGAGTATAACATTAGTAAATGGATTAGGCCTACTAATTTTTGCTGTTTTATGGATCCAAACATTGAACAGCTCAATATAGAACGCGGTGATCCATTGTATGCTGTTCGATTTAGAAGTAAAACGAACAATTTTAAACTGATTGAAGTTGTAGACGATAAAAGGAAAGAACAAATCCTTGCAGAGCAACGCAAAGCACTTTCGATGAAAAAGTATTTGCCTGGTCTTAAACTTCAACAAATGTATGATTTATTTAAAAAGAGAATGGATAGTTTATGGCGTTGAACACGTATATCATTGTAGATACTGCTAACACATTCTTCCGTGCAAGGCACGTGGTACAAGGCTCTGCTGACATCAAGTTGGGCATGGCTTTTCACATCACACTCAACAGTATCAAGAAAGCATGGAATGACTTTGGTGGCACCCATGTGGTGTTCTGTCTCGAAGGTCGAAGCTGGCGCAAAGACTTTTACAAACCCTACAAGGCCAATCGTAAAGAAGCCAGAGATGCATTGACTGAACGAGAACAAGAAGAAGACAAACTGTTCTGGGAAGCATTTGACGAATTTAAAAAATTTGTTACAGAAAAAACCAATGCCACAATCTTACAGCATCCCCGTTTAGAAGCAGACGATTTGATTGCTGGCTGGTGTCAGGCTCATCCAGATGCTAAACATGTAATTATTTCAACAGACGGGGATTTTGCACAATTGATTAGTGGTAATGTGAGTCAGTATAACGGTGTAGGTGACTTACATATAACACACGAAGGAACATTCGATGCTAAAGGTAAACCCGTTAAAGACAAAAAAACTGGCGAGCCTAAGCTGGCACAAGACCCTGAATGGATGCTATTCGAAAAATGTATGCGTGGTGATACCAGTGATAATGTCTTCTCGGCGTATCCGGGTGTGCGTACTAAAGGTTCTAAAAACAAAGTTGGTCTTACAGAAGCGTTCGAAGACCGTAAAAGCCGCGGATATGCGTGGAACAATCTCATGTTGCAACGTTGGGTCGACCACAATGGATTAGAACACCGGGTATTAGAAGATTACTTGCGTAATGTACACTTGTGTGACTTGACTGCGCAACCTGAAGATATTAAACAATGCATCCAAGAAACAATCAAAATAAATGCAGTACCTAAAACTGTAGATCAGGTAGGTATTCGTATGCTTAAATTCTGCAATGCTTGGGACATGAAAAAGATTGCAGACAACATACAGTCGTATGCCGAACCATTCCAAGCCAAATATACAATAAAGGAAATTATATTATGACAATGACAGTCCCAGTAGTAACATTCGCATTTCGCGAAGGCGATCTAGCCCCCGAAGGCGGCGGTTGCCCAATTGGTGGAGAGTTTGTTTTTAAAACAACTAACGATTTATTTGTTAACAAGCGTGTAATAGTATTCAGCTTGCCTGGTGCATTTACACCCACATGCTCAACATATCAATTGCCTGGTTTTGAAGAACAATTTGCCCTCTTCCAAGCAAAGGGCATTGATGCAATTTATTGTATTAGTGTTAATGATGGGTTTGTTATGAATGAATGGGCTCGTGCCCTTAACATTAAAAACGTTAAGGTTATTCCAGACGGTGCAGGTGCTTTTACAGAAGGTATGGGCATGACAGTTGACATGAGTACAATTGGCTTTGGCAAACGCAGTCGACGATATGCGGCTATCATTGATAACGGGCAAGTACAACACATGTTCATCGAACCCGAATCTAGTGATACTGACCCAGATCCATACGGCGAGTCAAGTCCAGAAAATGTAATGAAATATCTATAAGGAAGATAATTAGAGTGATGGAAAGTAAGCTACATTTATTGTTTCCAACCGCAGTCGAGATTACGGATAATACTGATATCCACATGTTAGATGTGTGTTGTCTTTTAAAACATGGTTTGAAGGGGCGTTTGGCGACCCTAACAGATTACAAGAATTAAAATGAGGAACATATGAAAATTCAAAGATTAAAAAGTGGATTTCCATTAAGCGAGTATGCTCCAACTTGGAATTTTCCAGTAGGACACGGTGCATGGGATGATACTGTAAAAATAGATAAAATACGTGAATGGTTGTTAATCAAAGAAGAACAAATTCTAAACGACTACCCGTCAGACAATGATCACGGAACTGGGTTAGGTTATGAAAGTGTAACTAGTAGGGCGGGACAATATAATTTATTTGACTTTAAAACAGAGCTACCCGAGCTTGATGATTTATTAAAGTTTTTAAGATTGTCATATTTGGAATTCATTGAACAAGATCTCAGTACTATCAGAGCATGTAGTTTAGTTTGTTGGTTCAATGTTATTAAAGATAATAAAGCAATTACTAAACATTCACATGGTTCAGAAACTAGTGCTTACCTAAGTGGTAACATGCATTTAGATAATTATCATACTAAAACAATGTATTCGCCGCCGTTTGAAGCAAGAGATTTCAATGGCTTTGATAATATAAAAGGCGGAATAACAATATTCCCATCGTGTTTGCCTCACTATACCGATGTGTATCGTGGATCAACACCCCGAGTAAGTATTGCATTTGATATATGGTTAGATCATGCGATTACTCCTGAACTAAAAGAAGGTTTTGCATTTTATCCGTTTATAAACAACGAAGTTTATGCTGAGCTTACTGACGAAACATCAACCAAGGAATAACATGACAGAGATACACGCAAAGCCCATCGTCGATGGCAAATTTTGGATCGTAGAAAAAGACGGTGCTAAGATTGCCACCCTTCACAAAAAAGAAAACAACCGTTTTGTTTTATCAAGCACTAACGGTGAAGTAATGTTTAACAAAAAAGAAGATTTGCAAAAACAATTTGGTAAGGAATTCTTTTTAAAGAATCCCAAAGTTAAAGTTACAACAGCGGAACCCGAAACTCACGAGGTACACGGATTTCCTGCAATGTGTAAACCTTACAATAGCATGTATGATGTGAAACGTCGATTGCCATTGTTTACAAAGAGCAACGCCAGTAAAAGTTTGTATTGTGCAGGATACTATACAATTAAATTTGATAAAGGTTGGGTACGTAGTTTTTGTCCGAAACTTATAACAATCGAACGTTATCCTAGCAAAGGTCCGTTTATGAGTGAATTTGAAATGAAGGCGGTGTTGGCAAATGCAAAATCCAGTTAATACTGCGGCCTTAACACAATTTGCACAACTGTTAAAAGCGGCCGAATTAAGTCAACAAAAAGAACTTAAAATCCCAATACTACAGGCAAGATTGCTTAATATAGCCCTTACTGAAGTGTTAAGCAAGCTAACTCAAGACTATGAAAGTTTATTTCATGCATTGAAAAATACATCTGCTACAGAAGTAGTCAATATACAACTGGACGGTGGGGGCTTTGGCGAGGAAAAATAGATAAATATATACGTACATATCGAGACGTATATTATGAGTCGACCAAAACCAAAGATATTATTAGAATACATAAAC